TTGTAAGATCTTATGAACGAAATCATAAAACAAGACGCGATATTCAGGACGACCTGGAAAAAGCTGGATATAAAAGAAGTTTCAAGGCTGTAACTAGAAAGATTGAAAACCTAGGCTGTAAAAAGGCTTACGGTAATTTAGATGTATCTAAACTACCTAAGGTATTGATAGTAGATATTGAGACTACCCCTATGGGTGTGTGGGTTTGGAGTCTTGGAAAACAATACGTTGGTCATAATACAATAATGAAAACCGACAATAACGTACCTATGGACTGGCATCTTATTAGTTGGTCTGCTAAATGGCTGTATGATGATAACGTCTTGAGCGATGTCATAACTCCAGCCGAGGCAAAGAATAGAGAAGATAAAAGAATTGTAAGTTCTGTTTGGAAATTGTTGGATAAAGCTGATATTGTTATAGCACATAACGGAGATAGATTTGATTTACCTAAGTTGAGTACTAGGTTTATTGCAAATGGATTAAATGCTCCGTTACCATTTAAAACAATTGATACATTAAAAGCAGCTAGAAGAGAATTTTCTTTCTCATCTAACAAACAAGACTTCTTAACTAAGTTTTTAAAGATAGAACAAAAGTTAAGTACTGACTTTCAATTGTGGGTTGATTGTATGCGTGGAGATAAAAAAGCTTTAGATAGAATGCTTAAGTATAATGAGCATGATGTTATAGGTCTAGAGCAATTATATTTAAAACTAAGACCTTATATGAGATCGCATCCCAATATAGCTGTAATGATGGATGAAGACGCTTGTACTGTATGTGGAAGTAAATCATTAAAAGAGACTGGAAAGTTTTACTATACTGGAACTAGTAAGTTTAATTTATATGTTTGTGGTGGATGCAATTCTCCATACATTAGAAGTAAAGAAAACCAGGCTAGTAGAGAAGTTTCTAAGAGGTCAGTTGCAAGATAACTTGACTTTTATGTCATTTTCCATTATATTAGTAGTAAGGCTATAAATGATTTTTAGAAAAATTAATAAAATAAATCATCCGATTTATAGTAGTAGAGAAGAGTTCAAAGAGAGAAACCCTGACCTTGAGGTAGTTAATAATTGGAGGAAAGGCACCGAAGGTAGCTGGGTAGTTTCAGACGATGGTCAAGTTTGTCAAGTACTGAAACGTGGGAAGATGCTTAATAAAGCAAAAGATAAAGTAACTAACTATTATGTTAGGGTTGCTCTCGGAACTTTTATTTGCGTTGATGGTGTAAGAATTGAAGGTAAACCAAGAAAGAATCTTTATTCATTTGGTTTGCTTGATAAAAGTGTATACGATCATAAAGTTAATAAAAAGAACACCACACAAAGAGAGTTTCTTTTTGCTCAATACGTAGCAAAAGGTGAAAACTTAATAGATGCTTTTGTAAAAGCATTTCCTACAAATAATAGACCTTACGCTGAAGGTCAAGCCAAGATACTGATGAAGGCTAAACGGATTCAAACAATGATTAGAGAAGAAATAGATAAGGTATTAAGCGCTGCTGAGATAACTCCTTTATATCTATTAGAGCAAATGAGACACGTTATTGATAAAGACGATTCTCAGGACAGAGATAAGATACAGGCTTTAAAAACATTAATGCAAATAAGTGGAATGATGGACACAGAAAAAAGACAAGAGTCTGTTGCTGTCTTCCAAGGGTTTACTAAAGAACAATTAGATGCTATTGGAGGAGGAAATGTCAAGAAACTTGCGTCGGCTGAGAGAGAAGTTGAGGTCTAAAGACTGTAAGCTTTGTAGCATTCCATTAGATGGCAATTATGTTGTCATCAGAGATATTGATACAAATCAATACTATGCACAGTGCGTTGAATGTATGACAATATATAATCACGAACTAGGGTTTGAACACTTAGGAATACCAAACATAATAGGAATATCTTAATGAAAAAAGTTAATTTTGATCTAGAAGTAGAAGTACATGATGATTTAAAAGATGAAGTAATAAAAGAATATATATCTCGTTATTTTATAAATAAAGAATCTTTTGATGCTTTTACGTTGCAAGTCATTGGAGAAAAAGATTATCCTTTAAACTTTAATATAGGTAATATAAAATTTGATTTAAGAAAAAAGAAGGCAAAGCCTAAAGCAAAAACAAAAAAATGAAATTAGCTGTATACGGAACATTAAGAAGCGGAAATAAAAACACAGGTGTGTTAGAAAACTCTTCACTTGTATATCCAGGTCACAAACAATTTCCAGCTGTTATACAAAATAAAAAAGGCAAAGGGACTGTTGTTGAGGTTCATAATGTTACGGAAGACGACATAAAAAGATATGACATATATGAAGGCATAGCTTCTGGGTTGTACAGACGAGTAAAGGCGGAAGTTAAGATGGATGACGGAGATACAGAAGATGTATGGATTTATGTTGCTGGAGACGAGCTAATTCAAAGAAGTAATATGTTTACAGAAATAAAAAGTGGGGATTGGTACAATAGATAATTTTAATATAAACTCAGATAAGCAAAAAGAAAAAGATAGAGTATTGGGATTAGCATCTCAAGATCTAATTGCTTTTGGACAGCTATTCTTACCAGAAGATTTTATGAAGTCATCTCCTGCTCCATTTCATTATGAAGTTGGTAAAAAGCTTTTAGATTCTGATATTAGAAAACTATGTATTGTATTGCCTCGTGGTCATTCTAAATCTACGATGGCTAAGGCAGCATTGATGCATAAGATATATTTCAATCCCAAAGGGAAAAAAGAATTTGCAGCATGGGTTTCAGAAGAGCAAGGGCAAGCAGTAGACCATCTAAAATATATTAAAAATCATATTGAATATAATAATGCTCTAAATTATTACTTTGGAGACTTAGTTGGAGATAAGTGGACTGAGAAAGAAATAACCACTAGCAGAGGAGATAGAATAATAGCCAAAGGAACTAGTCAGAGGCTTCGTGGTAGATCTGAACTTGGAACAAGATATACAAAAATTATTCTTGATGACTTTGAATCTGAGTTAAATACTAAAACTCCAGACAGACGTAGAGAAATTAAAGAGTGGCTTATGTCAACAGTATATCCATCTCTTGAAGAATCAAAAGGAAACGAGGGAGCTATTTGGTTGATTGGAACAATAGTCCATTACGATTCTGCATTGCAAGCTATATACGACGGATACTTAGAAGCAAAAGAAAAAAACGAATCGTATACTTGGGATGTAATATTTCATAGAGTATTGGAAGATGGTAATCCATTGTGGGCTTCTTACTTTTCAAAAGAAAAAATAAATCAAATAAGAAAAGATTATGAAAATGTAGGTCAATTACATAAGTTTGCTCAAGAGTATATGAATGATGCTAGAGACTTGGCAACTGCAAAATTTAAAATAGATAGAATACAAAAGCATGATTATGAGTTAGTTAGCAATACAAACCAAGCTTATTTAAAAAATGGCGATACAATTATTCCTGTAAATATTTATATGGGAGTAGACTTAGCTTACGAGTCTAATGCTAACAATGATTATCAAGTTATAATGGTTACTGCTGTTGATAGCGAAAAGAATTTTTATGTGATTGATTACTATCACGAACACCTACCTTTATATGAGATGCCAAAGAAGATATTTGAGCTTGCTAAGCTTTACTCTCCTATAAGGAGAGTAAACGTAGAACACGTAGGAGCACAAGGAATTATTAAAGACTCTGTGAATCAAATGAGTGGAATTGATAGAAAGATGGCACCAGGACTTGCAAGAGGAGTTAGACCTCCACATGGAATAAAAAAAGAAGATAGATTAGAATCCACTCTTTGCCCTCTTGTTAATAGAGGTAAATTATATATAAAAAAACATCATCAAGAAATAATTGATGAAATGTTTCATTTTCCAAAAGGAAAGAATGACGACTTACTTGATGGTCTTTGGTATTCAGTTACAAATGCAAGATCTCCAATAAGTAAAAGCTTTGAATCTAAAGATTTTAATGTACAGGAAAATTCAGATATCGCTAAAAAAGTAAAATCTAAAGTTAGAAGTTGGATAACTGGACAAAGAATTTAAAATAATACTTGACTTATTAACCTTTTTATACTATATTATAT